CAAACCTGTTCTCCGCATTCGCAGGGTTTAGCCAATTGACGCGTCAGGGATACTCACCGAAAGGCCAAGACAAGCTTGCGCAGGCTTGGTTCATGAGTAGCCCGTCAGACGCTAAGAATACTTGGAGAGAAGTGCAGCCTTTTCCTCATCAGAGAGGGTGACGGTTCTTACTGGTGAGTTGAGTTCGGCAACTTCCGCAACAGATCGACCTTCGCTTCTCATGTCATAACAGGATTGCGCCCACTTGGATGCCTGCTTCCTGCGTTTCGCTGACTTCTTCTTCGCAGCGGCTCTTTCAGTCGCCCAATGCTCCGCATCCTTCACATACCAAGATTTATTTCCCATATCGTCCTCCGAGGGCAGGTTCTCAGAGATAGTAAAACAAGGGGCTTGCGAGGTCATATGAATATCCTTCATAATGATGGCCTCTAATATGAATATCTTTGTCTTGACAATTATGGGCGTCGGGGAGGAGTAAGAGGTGGGGCTGGTCGATGAGGACAAGCTATGTCCCATCTGCCCACCACTCCCCACACGGGGATGAACCCTACGTCCGAAGGAAAGGTTCAACCAAATGGATGAAGACATCCACCTCCCAGCAGTCAAATCAATACCGCCAGACTACATCGACATCGAGTTGATTGAACTGGAAAGCGGTCACGTTCTCAGCCTCAAACAAACACAAGCAGTTGTTCTATACGTCGTAGAAGGATGGGCCGTTCAAGAGATAGCAGATGCAGTGGGTTACACAGCAGCATCAACGGTTTATCAGGTGTTGAATAGATCAACAGGACGAGAGGCTATTCTCTTGGCGACTCGTCGATACCTCACAGATGCAGCGGTGCTTGGGCTTAGGACTATGGTAAAGCTAGCTAAATCAGCCAAATCAGAGAACGTCAGGCAGATGGCTGCGGCAGACCTGATGGACAGGGCTGGCCTTCGAGAGACCAACGGCAGCAGCGGTGGCGGGCAGCAGATACAGGTAAACATAGACCTTTCAGGCTCGTGATACACACAGCGAGAGAAAGACACATGGGAGGGGGGGTAGGGTAAAAACAGGTACGGCCCCCCTGTAATACCCCCACCACCATAGACAAAATGCAGGGAAAAAAGAGCCACTGTGCTTCACCACCAACCCAGACAAAACTTCTGAAATAAGTCGTTGTTGTTCAGACAGGTTGAAAGCACGAAGTGCAGCCTAATTGTAAACAGACAGCTTGAAATGAGCTAAGAACTGGGCTTAATTATAACGGCATGCTGAGAATGCTAAGAGGGGAAACTGCCATGACCTTTTTCAAAAGAGATACACCTGTGCCGGAGCGCACGGTTCAGCCAATTCACGCGCCTGTTAATCGTCCTGCTGAGAGGGGATCGCGTTCTGTTGCTGGGTATCAGTTTGTGGAGTCTGTGAAGAAGCAGATACGCCCCAAATCTGGTCGAGAGTTGGATCGATCGCCTAACGGTGTTTTGTTTAAGATGAAGACCGGATGGTTTGATGAGGACGGGTATTGGTGTGTGTGGAACGGAAAGCCTGGGGGTACGTCGATTGTGTACCGTAATTGCCCGCGCAAGATCAGTTTGATGATGTCGCCTGACGAGAAGAAGATGTTGGGGCGCGCGCGTAATAAATCCAAGAAGAATGGGCGTCGGGAATGAGCGGCGATATTCTTTTTTTCCCCAGCAAGAAGCCCGAAGTAGATACGCCGGATGCCGGAAGCGTTTATGGCGCTGCACGCAGACTTGGGTTGGTTGATGTTGTGGTTTGCGGCATGGATGAGCATGGCGATTTTTTCGTTGTGCATAATGGCAATGGCGATGAGTTATTGGAAATGGCGTGTGAAGAAGCTTGAGGATTTCTTAGATGATTAAGCACGGAAATATAACGCTGGGAAAGCAGATGATCCGCGCAAGCGGTCGGACGCTGAATTTCATGGATCAGTTTGATCTGGTCGAGGTTCCGGCTCTTGAGGACAATTTGTTTGTCTTTGCCAACAAGCAGGGAAAGGTGATTAAAAAGCTGACCTGCGATGAGTTTGAAAAGGGCGCAATGCCGCACCCAGATACCGCTGTCGCGTTTTGCGGGACAAACACATTCGATGTGTTTTCTAGGTTCTTCCCGCTGGCGATGAAGTCAATCCACAGCGGGTTGATGTCGGGCCTAAAGAACACGATCCACTGATGGAATTCAAATATAAGCCGGACGGCGATGAAATCATCAAATTCATGAAGTCCGAGGCTTTCGTACGCGGCTTGCAGGGTCCGATTGGGTCCGGCAAGTCCGTTGCATGTGTTGTTGAGTGCCTCAAGCAAGCTTTGCAGCAGCAAAAGTCGGTGGATCAGAAAGGCAAAGAGGGAAAGCGCAAATTCCGTCTTGGCGTTATTCGAAACACAACACCCCAGCTTGAAACAACGACAGTGAAAACATGGCTGGAATGGCTACCGGAGGAAAACTTCGGACGGATGCGCTGGCGCGCCCCATTTCGGCAAACTCTTGAGTTCGGTGATGTCGAAGGCGAGGTCTGGTTCTTGGCCCTTGATCGGGAGGAGGACGTTCGGAAACTTCTCAGCTTCGAGTTCACAATGATCTGGATCAATGAGGCCCGCGAATTACCTCTCAGCGTGATTACGGCGGCAATTTCGCGCGTCGGTCGGTATCCCCGCATTATGGACGGTGGGCCAACCAATGCTTGTGTCATTATGGACACAAACGCGCCGCCAGATGATCACTGGTGGGCAATTATGTCCGGTCAAAGCCCCGTTCCCGATTGGATGTCCGAAGAAGACCGCCTGACAATGGAAAAACCAAACAATTGGGAGTTTTTCACGCAGCCGCCAGCGGTTCTGGATATTCTGGACAATGAAAAGAAGCTGACGGGCTATGAATTAAACCCGAACAGGGAAAACGCCAAATGGCAGCTTGGCAGCTATTACACGAACTTGATCCAAGGTCAGACCCGTGAATGGATACAAAACATGCTGCAAAACAAGGTCGGCCGCATTTTCGGTGGCAGACCTGTCTACAGCGGCTTTGTCGAGGGAACCCATGTCAGTGAAGTGCTGGAAGTGGCGAAAGGCCATGAAATCCATATCGGCGTGGACTTCGGACTGACGCCAGCGGCGGCATTTCTGCAAGATGTGCGCGGGCAGGTTCGGTGCATCGATGAGCTGGTGGCGAAGGATATGGCGGCAACAGAGTTTGCCAAAAACCTAAGCAAGAAGATCGCAGCGGAATACCCCGACTATAAAATCATCATGACGGGCGATCCGGCTGGTGATCAGCGCGCACAGACGGATGAAGTCACGCCGTTCCAGATTTTCAAAGCAGCGGGCTTGGATATTCAGCCAGCATACACAAACGATCCCGTTATTCGGGTGGGTGGCATTCAGACGCAAATGAACACGATGGTTGATGGGCGCGCCGGCTACATTGTTTCTTCTCGCTGCAAATACCTCGTAGATGCTAAGCGCGGCGGGTATTGCTACAACAAACAGGGCGACATGATCGATAAACACTCGATTTACAGCCACGTTTCAGACGCAGAGCAATATGCGGTTCTGCGCATGGGGTACGGAAAGAAGCTGGTCGGCCGAAACACAAACGCGCCGACTTCCATTCAAGCCAACACGAAGCGCAATTTATTCGCCAGAAACAACATTTCGGGAAGAAAACCGAGAAAAGCGAGTGAAATTCTGTCTTGGGGCCGTCGTTCTTGACCGTTTACAAGAAAAAGCAGACGATCTGCGTGGAATTTACTTAAAAAAGGTGAGAAAAATGTGTGATCCAATTTCAGCAATCGTAATCGGAGGAGCGCTTGGTATAGGGGCGGCAAGTGTGAAGAACGCAGACAAGGCCCAAAAAGCCCAAGCCAAAGTGCAAAAGCAAATCATCGCTCAGAACACGAAACAAACGCAGAATGCTGCGCGTGTTGCCAGCCAAGATACAATTTCCGCACGCCAAAAAAGCTATGACACGCGGCGTCGCACTATGTCAGGAACAGCCTCAACAGCTGGACTGACAGGCATGACTTCTTCGCGTTCTTTCTTCTCAGCAGTATAGGAATCCATCATGGACCCGAAAGAACTCAGCAAACGGTTTCAGAAATCTCAAGCCGAGCGCCAAAGGTACGAGGGTCTTTTTGATGATTGTATTAGGCTCACGCAACCCGCGCGCAAACGCTTCAATCAAACAATGGGGCCTGACAACGCCGAAGACATCTTCGATGAAACGGGCGCAAACGCGGTTGATGAATTTGTGAGCCGGATGCAGGCGGGCTTGATGCCCGCTTTCACCAACTTTGTATCGCTCGAAGCCGACAGCAGCATTCCTGCCAAGGACCGCAAAGCAATCAACACTGATCTGGATCAAATCACCGAATATATGTTCGAGGAAATCTGGCGATCCAATCTGGCGCAGGAAACGGCAGAAGCCTTCACAGACCTTTCGATGTCTACGGGATGCTTGCTGCATGAAGAAGGGCGGCGCGGCGGGGCAAGCGCGTTTCACCACAAAGCCATTCCAATCACAGACTTCACGATTGAGCGCGGGCCAGATGATATGCTGGGCGGCGTGTATCGCGTAAACAGTGTTCGGGCTGATCAAATTGAATTCAGCTATCCGAACTTCGTTAATAAGGGCGCGCTGAAACAGATTGTCTTGCGAGAGCAGGATAAGATGGTTGATCTGATTGAGTGGACGGGGGTCGATTACAAAAAAGGCCCGTATAACTACCGCCACATCGTCATGACGAAGGATAAGTCCGAGATCATCATTGATCGTGCATTGAAGGGGCGCGGGTCAAACCCGTTCCACACATTCCGCTGGTCAACAGCGGCGGGCGAGACATGGGGCCGAGGGCCGCTATTGCGGGCGATGGGCGCGATACGCACCACAAACCTCATGGTGGAAATGGTTCTGGAAAACGCCGCGATGAACATCGTGGGAATCTACCAAAGCGACAGCGATGCGACGATCAACGCTGACGTGGTAAACCTTTTGCCCGGAACGATTATGAACATCGAGCCAGGATCACGCGGCTTGCAGCAGGTCAACACGGCCGGCGGCAATTTCAACATGCGTGATATTGTGCTGAATGATCAGCGGATGAACATCAAGCGCGCGCTTTACAACGATATGCTTGCTGATCCGAACAAAACACCTGCTTCTGCGACGGAAGTTGCCGAAAGAATGGCTGATCTAGCCTATCGCACGTCCGCAGGGTTCAGCCGCGTGTTCTATGAGTTCATCCAGCCCTACACGGAACGGTGTTTGCACATCTTGGAAAAGCGCGGTGACATCGAACTGCCAACGCTCAAGGGCAAAGGTATCCGTTTCCGGTCTGTCTCGCCTCTGGCGCAGTCACAGTACGGACGCGAATTGCAGAACTTCACGCAGCACCATCAAATGTGGGCTGGGGCATTCGGGCCACAGGCAGCAGCGGCGCTTTATAATCTGGACGA